ATTAAGAGATACAGTTGCTGCACCTGCAGTAGATCCAACTCTGTAATATCCTGTTTGTATTACTTGATATTCAGTTGCACCTGCTGCAACTGTATTAGTGCTAAGAACATTTAATACTGACATGTCGTGTGTTGTTATTTCTCGTCCTTTTTATTTATCTCTTTTTGCTGCTTTAACATTTTATGTAACTCTGCAGTGCTACCAACAAACATAGTATTGTTTACTGTAGAAGGTGCATTCTTTTTATCCTCAGCATCTAACTCTTTCATCTTCTTCTGAAGATCAATTAGTTTATCAGCAGTATCTGCTACGTTCTTAATTGTTGTTGCAGCAACTTCATACGCACGAGGATGATCTGATGCTTGTGCTACTTCCAATATACCATCTACTGCTTCTTGTCCTTTCATCACTAAACTATGCAAAGCAGCACGAGATATCTCGTAGTCTTGCTTCACATCTTCAGTCTCTGTTTTTTTCAGAGTAGGTTTTACTTTTTCAACATGCTTTTGAAGTTCTGTAGGTTCAGTTCCAAAAGCATCGTTGAGACCATCGAAAGGATTTGACATGATTAAATTGCCTCGTCAGCACCACTAGTAGGATTACGTTTCTTGTTATCTGTAAAGACTGCAGTAGTCTCTCCGAATCCGAAATCATCATCAGCATCTGCTGTGAGAGGATTAGGAACAACAGTATACCTTACTTCTCTTGGTGCAGATGTAGTATTGGTATCTGTATAGTAATCTGTAATTGCCTTTTTGATAACTTTTGGTTCTGATACAGGACCGTATAGATATGTTTTTGCAGTAAATTGTAAGGTATAAATGATTGCTCTTCTTGTAGTAAAGTTACCCTCATAGTCATCTTCATATTCGACGTCATTGAGGACTACAGGAATGTCTCTAATTTCAGTCATCTCAGGCAATAGTTTTACTGCCATATTAAAATGAGGTTGGAATATTGGTAGAATCTGTTCTAAAATTTGTAAACCATCTTCTTGATTTTTAGAGATGATTGCTAGTTCAAAACCAAGATTATAAGGAACAGGCATAAACACGTTCTTATTTGTAGTAGAACTGCTTGCCATCTTGATCTTTTGTGTAGGTGCAAGTTTTCTTGCACCATCATATGATACCCCGTTAATTTCAAAAGAGATTCTGGGTAGAGTAAGTTGAACTCTTTTGTTGGTTGGATCAGGAACTTGATCTAACCTTGCCAAGAATTTTTGTTTAGGACCGTACGCTAAAGGTACTTTCATAACTTCATCATTACGACGTAATTCAATGTTATTGAATAACGTTCCAAAAGCAACGATAGTCTTCCTAAAAATTTCGTGATATGAATAAGTGCCTAACATTAGATTGTAGTGTCAGTAACGGAACCAATTGAACCGAATGGATTAGTTTCGGTAAAGTCAATAATATCGTTATCCAAAGTTTCAAAATCGTTGTTTTGATCAATAGAGTTAGCGGTATTAACATTATTTAGTGTGTTGTATGAAGCAGTTGTCCAAGCAGCACCTGAAGTCTGTCCTGTAACCGTTTCAGGTATCGTAAAGACACCCGAACGATTAAAGACCTGTAACTGTCTAGTTGTAGAATCCCATGCTTTAACTTCAGCAGTTACGTTAGATGTGCCTCCTGCAACAATTTCACCAACTGTGAAATCGCTAGACCCTCCAGTAGCAAAGTTAACTGTAATAGCATTAGCAAAGGCAGCTTCGATTGCATCGATCTCTGCGATTCCTGTGTCGAGATCTTCGTCACTGTATTCAAAGAGTTCACACTGACATTCCCAAACATATCCTTTTCCTAATTGATAAAATGGTTTTTCTGCTTCTACGAATTGTATTTCAAACAAATGCTTTGTTGTTGGAAACCAGATTAAGTCCCCTTCGTTTGGTCTCCCTTCGACGTTAAGCGTGACACTATCGTCCACATGCTCTTTAAATTTCTCACGGGAGAATATAAAAGTTGTCTTGTCTTCGATACGGACTCCAAATTTGCTAAGTAACTCACCTTGTCCTTCCCATCCTTCAGCATTATTGACATATGCTCTAATCGGTTTCGCAGTATCGAATTGCGAATCCGAGTCCTCTCCAAAGACCGTATCTTTGTTGACAATCGTTCTCGGAACGTAGTAAATATCTTGCCCATAGATTTCAATGCTTTCAACTACTAAATTTTCAATAAATTTTTGTTCCTGTGCAGAACCATTTGCTTTGAAGCGTCCTGCGTTAGAATAATCCGATTGAACATAATCTTGTGCAGGAGAGTTGCGAAATACCATTAGAGATTACCCCACTAAGTCTAAAGGAGGAAGTTCATATGTATCACGAATTTTTTCTTCAAGGTCTTGCTTGAATTGACTTGCGTCCTCAAGAATTTGACGACCATTAAGTGTGACGCCACCCAACATTTGAATGCCATCATACTTACTTAGGTTTCTTCCCCATTGTTGTTGAAATAATGCTTCAACATAATCTTTTAACCAGTTATCATTATACATTGCTGTATAAGTTTCTGGATCTTGACGTACGAGAACTTCGACTAAAATTTTGTCTCCTGTTCCCAATGAATCCCAATCCATATCGAGATACAATCTACCTTGTTTCTCGTTATATCTTACTCTTCTACTTCTACTAGAGTTTGTTACAAAATCAAGTGTCTCAAGATATTGAGATGTCATGAAGTAATGAAGAATATGACCATGGGTCATAGCGTATATATCATTTAAAAAGATTTGATACTTAATATTGAACATGTTACCAGGCACAATACTAGAAGCACCAATCTGTGTGTATACCTGATTGACTCCTAAGATGTTAGGTGGTAATGAAACATAGTTATTGTTCTCATACCAATTAGTAGATCCTTGTTGAGTTGAACTTTTTGCTGCTGTTTTAATAGCATCTGTAACTTCAATAAACATGAAGGATTTGTAACTACCTTCATAGTGAAACTCTTGATAGAAATCAATCGCTTCTTCTATCAAATCATCTAATTGCTCAGTAGCAACGTTGATGTCTATAGTAGGGAATCCTAAACGACGGAGAGCATAGTCTCGTAGTTCAGTTTTATTTGCGGGTCTAGTAGCAGACATAACTTATTAACTGAATGAGGAGATAGTGAGTGTAGTAACATCATTAGCACTGACGACTTCTCCTTTCTTGAAGAATCCGTCAACAGTATTGACAGTGATCTGGTTAGTTCCCAGAGCAGTGATAACACCTGTGGTGCCAGAAGTAGCACCAGTAACTGTTGCTCCAACTTCCATCGTTGTGATGTCAGTTAGAGTTAGAGTTGCATTTGTTGCAACGGTAGCGACATTAACTGTTGCACCGTTTCCATGAATCGCAGATACTGGAACTGTAGCAGTGCTACCATGGATTGCTGTTACATCGAATGTAAGAGCAGCACCACCGCCACCACCAAGTTGAGCATCGGCAACTGTGATAGTTTCATTGGCGATAAATCCACTACCATCATCTGTTACGGTGATAGAAGCAGCACCATTTGAATCAACAACAACAGTGAATGTTGCGTTGGCACCAGATGCTTGAGTTCCATAATCTGATGTGCCTAAGTTATAGGTTCCTGCAGTTCTTGATGCATCAGCAGCACCAATGTTTCCTACTGTTGCGATACCAGATGCGTTAGCATTAGTAATTGTCAAGACTTCAGATGCAGCATAACCAGATCCATCATCGTTGATTGCAACACCAGTGATACCACCACTAGCATTGACAGAAGTGATATTTAATGTTGCTCCAGATCCAGATGCGGACGCTGATGTTGCAATGGCAGTTCCTGTTGAATATCCAGATCCTGCAGCACTAATAGATCCAAGAGTCTTAACTCCAGTAGCATTAGCGTTAGCAATAGTTATGGTATTGCCCGCAGCGAATCCTGTTCCACCGTTATTAACTGTTACGTTAGTGATGGCACCTGCAGATGCAGTAATGTCAACAGTCGCAGAAGAACCGTCACCCCCAGTGACTGCAACTCCAGTAGCAGATGTATAACCAGTTCCACCAGATAATGTTGCTAAGTTCAATGTAAGAATCTTACCTGCGTTGGGGTTAGTGACTGTGACAGTATCAGTAATTAGATATCCAGAACCACCTGCATTGACTGCAGCAGCAGTGATAGCACCATCAACAACTGTAGTGTTTACAGTCAATCCAGATCCTGTTGCAGATCCAGATGTGGCAACTGCAGTTCCTGCAGTAAATCCACCGCCACCACCAACACTAACACCAGTGGTAACAACTGCACCAGGTGTAGGATCACCAGACAAGTTAAGATTTAGAGTGGTGCTAGTTGCAAGGTTGTTAAGCATTGCTCTAAGTTGTTCAAACGCATTATCAAGTTTTGTTTGAACTCTTGCTTCTGTATAGTATTGATTAGTTCCTTCAGAAAGATCAGAAGTAGACTTACTGGATAGATCTAAGTTTGCACCAGTTGCAGCAGCGACTTTCAAGTCTGCTCTAGCATCAGCACGAGTGTTTGTAAAGTAAAGGTTAGATCCTTCTGTAATGTTGCCAGTATTAAACTCACTAAAGTCAACTGCTAAAGTTAGAGTTCCTGCAGCGTCATCATATGTCTTACTTACACCAGTTCCTGCAACAGTTAGAGCGTTGACTCTATCATCAACACGTTCATTAGTAATGAATAGGTTTGTAGAACCTTCAGTAATATTATCAGTGTTGATATCTGATTGTGTAACTGATAAAGTTCCAGAACTGTGTGTAATACCAGTTCCGTATGTAAAGTGTGTTCTTGTTCTAGCAGCAGTAGTAAAGAGGTTAGTTGATCCTTCAGTTACGTTGTCAGTATTAATATCAGACTGAGTAACTGATAAAGTTCCAGAACTATGTGTGATACCAGTTCCATATGTGAAATGAGTTCTAGTTCTAGCAGCAGTTGTGAATAGATTTGTTGATCCCTCTGTTACATTATCAGTATTGATATCTGCCTGAGTTACAGTCAGTGTATATGTATTTGCAGCGTCATCGTAAACCTTAGTGATACCAGTTCCTGCAGTAATAAGAGCATTGACTCTATCGTCAACTCTTTCGTTAGTGAAGTAAAGGTTAGATCCTTCAGCAAGATCACCAGTATCGTGATTTGCAATACTGGAGACTGTTCCAGTTACATTACCAGTTACATTACCTGTGACATTACCAGTTAAGGCAGCGGTAATAGTTCCTGCAGCAAAATTACCAGATCCGTCTCTTAGGACGAGGTTGTTTGCAGAATTAGAAGATGCACTAGCAACGTTAATTGTAGTATTACCAGAAACGCCATCAGCGTTAGTAAGAGTGATTCCAGACGATGCGGTGACTTGGAGAGTTCTTTGGGCATAAGTGTTAGCAGCAGTTCGTACGACAT